CATGAAACAAGAAAAGATTATTTATCTTGAGCGTAAAATTGCCATTGGATTAATCATATCATCTCAATTTATTAAAATAGCTGTTCCTATTCTTGAACTCCCTTGGGTTCAATCCAAAGAAGCTAAAATAATCATGTCTTGGTGCATTGAATACTTTAACAAATACAAAAAAGCTCCAGGGAAAGATATTAATGACATTTACATGCAAAAAATAAGAGACAAAGCAATCACCGAAAAACAAGGTGACTTTATAGAAGATATCCTTGAGAACCTTTCCCTTGAATCAGAAAAAGAAGAACTAAATATAGAATACCTTTCAGATCAATTAGTGATGTACTCCAAAGCCTGTAAGATGATGGGGTATGCTGAACAAATACAGGATGAAATTCAAAATGGAAATGTACTGGAGGCTGAACGATTGCTTACCAGTTACACTCCACCAAACACAATCAAATCTAATTCAGTAACTCCACTTGAAGACGTTCAACAAATAAAAGATGCTTTCTTAAATACAGCACAACCAGTAATATCACTTCCAGGTGATTTAGGTGATATGGTAAACCATACACTTACAAGGGATTCATTTGTTGCTTTATTAGGGCAGAATAAAAGCGGTAAGAGCTTCTGGTTGGAGTACCTTGCTATAAGAGCGGCCCGACAAAAAAAGAAAGTCTTGTTTATGCAATGCGGCGATATGTCACAAGCTCAAATGGAAAGACGTATAGGGATTTATTTTGGTGGAAAATCTGACCTTAAAAAGTATTGTGGAGATTTGTGGGTTCCAGTAATTGATTGTTGTCATAATTTAACAGGCAAATGTGAACTAAAGCACAGAGAAGGTGGACATGATGCTCCGGGTCCGTTATCCCAATTTAAACATGGTGCTTTACGAAAAACATGGAAAATGAATTTTGGGATTTACGAAAAAGCACTAAAGGAATACACGGACCATGTTCCATGTACTGAATGCAGAAGGGATAGAGATTTAGTAAGAAATTATTTAGGAGGAGTATGGTACAAAAAAAGGGAAGAAGTTGATCCGCTTACTTGGAAAGATGTTTATAAGCTCAATAAAAAGTTCAATAAACTTTTGAGCAATATTAAACTTGTAACTTATCCATCTGACAGGCTTACAATGAGTGGTATTTATTCTGAATTTGAAATACTAGAAAGGCAAGGATTTATACCAGATGTTATTGTACTGGATTACATTGATATTATGGCATCGGAAAAATATGACAGGAATTTGCCACAAAGGGAAAGGATAAATAAAATATGGCAAAATGCCAGAACATTATCTCAAGAAAAAAGGATACTGTTCTTAACAGCAACCCAAAGTGATGCTCCAGGATTCAATAAACTTTATTTAGGAAAAGATAATTTCAGTGACTCCAGGACAAAGCTGGACCATGTAACTGCCATGTTTGGTATAAATACATCAAGAGAAGAAAGGATAATGGGGATTACTCGGATAAATGATATAGTGGGTCGGGAAACTGAAGGTACTCATTCAGTATATGTAACGAATAGATTACAGTTAGGTAGGCCGGTACTTGGTTCATTTTATTAGGCGTCCGAAATGTTGTAAGTGTCTGATTTTAACTATAAATATATTTTTTAAAATTTTTCCCTTGACAAAGTTTTTAAAAGGAACTATCATTACCGTGTCTTGGGAAAGTTTTTTTATTTTTAACTTTTAACTTGAGAGGGAGGATGGAACTAAATGTAACAAAAATGACGTTCAAGGGATTTAGGTTAGGATACAGTGCAAGGCACATTTTATCCCCTAAAGAAAAGGTAATCGAAATGCAGGGCCGTTCAACAACCCCCGCAACAATGAATCTATTCACCAAGTTTATTCAAAAACACAACCACAACCACAACCACAACAACAAAATTAAACGAACAAACAAAAAGGAGCTTAATCATGGCTAAAGAAACAAAGAAAATGAAAGAACTGAAAGCATTGGCAGAAGAATTGTATGAAATCCTCACCCCCGAAGATTCCGAAACAGGTGAAGAAATGGAATTGGATGAATTCATGCTGAATGGAAAGAAAAAACTGACGGAGAAGGTATTGGAATCCAATTTAATTGAATTCTGTAATGCTCTGGAAGAAGAGGACGAAGATGCTGTATCGGAAGACATTATCAAGTTTATGAAAGCAAATGATGTTGAATTTCCTTGGGATGAAGGTGAATCTGAGGAAGAAGACGATGACGATGAACCGGATGATGATGATGAAGAAGAACCGGATGACGAAGATGAGGATGAGGATGATGATGTAGATGAAGAAGAAGACGATGAGAAGGAGGAGGACGATGATGATGATGATGTAGATGAAGAAGAAGACGAAGATGAGGAGGACGAATCCCCTGATTTTGATAAAATGAGTGTCCCTGAACTGAAAGCATTTGCCAAAGAAAACAAAATCAAAGGCATTGCTGGATTGAAAAAGAAAGCACTGGTTAAACTCATTAAGGATGCTGTTGATGCGGATGAACCTGATGATGACTTTGATGACGAAGAACCGGAAGAAGATGAAGGTCTGCCGGAACTGACTTGGGATGATCTCAAGGATATGAAAAAGAAAGCCTTGATTAAAGTCACCAAGGATTACTCCCTGATTTCGGAGGTGGATGATTACGATACCTTGGATGAGTTCAGGGAAGATATTGCCGCTGAACTTAACATTGAGGTTGGTGATACTGGACCTGATTATGAATCCATGTCCATTGTTGAACTCAAGAAAGCGGCAAAGGAAGCCGGTTATAAGGTAAAGGATATCAAAGGCAAGAATAAAGAGAAATTGATTGCTATGCTGGAAAACGGGGCAGATGAACCGGATGAAGACGAAGATGAAGAAAAAGAACTGACCCTGAAGGAACAGCTTGACGAGACTACTAAACTTGCTGATCTGAAGGATATGGTTGACAATTACGATGAGTTCAAAAAGATTCGTAAAAAAGCCAAAAAGATTTCCGGGTTGCACGGCCCAAGAGAACTGAAACCTTTGATGTATAAGGCACTCGGTGAAGAACCACCTGCAAAGCAGAAAAGAAAAGCAGGGACCAAGAAAAAGAAAGAACCAGTTTACAAAAGAGCAGATTCCGTAATTGACGCAATTAAGAAACTTGGTAAAAAGGGATTTGAAATGCAGGAACTCATTGACGAATCTGATAAGATTTATGTAAAGAAAACAGGAGGAAGTTCAAGTAAGAATTTTTATAACACTCCCAATAATATCTGTCATGGTCTCGTTGCTTTCGAGATTCTTGAAAAAGACGGAAATAAATACAAACTCAATTAATTAATTAATACAATCAACAATTAAAACAAACAATGCGGGGAGCAGACCACACTCCCCGCATTAGGAGAAATTATGAAATTCTTTGTTGGTAGAAATATGTGGACAGATGGACTGATTCTGAATGATCACTATGCACATAGATTACCGACAAGTGTTTGTTTATCGGTAGGAATAAGAGACAAAAACAAAGTAGTGGGGTGTTGTTACTTTTCCAATTGTACCCCGGGTCATTGGAAACAAGAAGTGGTTGAACTCAGTAGACTTGTTAAAAAAGATCATGTTAAAATCAATTTAACTCAATTAATAAGTTTTGGGTTAAGCCACTTAAAACGATTAGGATTTGATTTGGTTATATCATATGCTGATTATTCTAAGAATCACCACGGAGGAATCTATCAAGCAGCTTCTTGGAACTTTCATGGAAAAAGAAAAGAAAACTTAAATGGTTTTATTATAGATGGAGAATTCATTCACAGAAGAAGTGCATATTTAAGATACGGAACCAGTTCAATAAAATTACTCGATAAAATCCCAAAAGCTATTCCATTTTATGATGATGGTAAATTTTTGTATTGGAAAGCACTAAACAAAAAAGGAAAAAAGAAAGCTGTATTATTAAAATTGGAATGTAATCCTTATCCAAAACCAGGAAAAAGAGAAATAGAAATTAAACAATATCAAGAGCATCCCAAAAGGAAAAGCACAGACAAGTTTAAACCATTATTCAAAATGGAGTAAAATGGAGTAAATATGAAAATCCAAAAGAAAGAACTAATCAAAGTTCTCGAAATGGCAAAACCTGGACTAAGCGCAAAAGATGTAATAGAAAACACTAACTCCTTTTATTTTAGCGGATCTGAAATAATAACCTTCAATGATGAAATCTGTACTCGTGTGCCTTACGAAACCGATTTTGTTGGTACTGTAAATGCAGAAAAGTTTTATAGTATCCTTAACAAAATGCAAGACGATATTTCATTGTCATTTACTGATGACGAAATACTTTTATCTTCCGGTAAAGCCAAAGCAGGTATGCCTCTTAATTCAGAAGGAGAATTGCCTATTGATGAATTAGGTGAATTGCCTCCTTTTAAGAAATTCAAACTCCTTCCTAAATCCTTCCTTGATGGGATTCAATTAAGCTCTTTTTGTGTATCTTCAGATACATCAAATCCCATTCTTTCATGCCTTAATATACAAAAAGGAAATATACTGTCTTCTGACTCCTATAAGATATTCTTATATACTTTAGACAAAGAGATGCCATCTTTCCTTTTACCGGCATTCAATATAAACAGCATTACTAAATTCAAATTAAGCAAGTACCATTTAAACAACAACTGGATTCACTTTACTGAAGATGATGGATTTGTTATCAGTGTCAGGATTTACCCAAGCGATGAATATCCAGATGTAATTGGATTGTTTGATGGAGTTAAAGGTAAAAAATTAACCTTTCCAGAT